CCGTCATTTAGTGGGCGGCCCAGATTCCAAGTGCCTGAAGGGTTGCGTTCACCTCGGCCATCCATGCGCCCAAATTGGAGGCAATGGTGGCATTGGACGATACGGAGATGAGCGTGCTTGCATTCCCCGCGATGCTGGCGCGTTGCGCTACGGGCGTTGCCCCGTAGAAGCTGATGGTATCGGTAGCGGACTGTCCGAGGGCGGTTCCGCTGCCATTGTTGTCGCTTAGCTGCTTTCCTGCTGCCATGATGATTCTCCATGCCCAGAAAGGGCTGGGGCGTTATTCGCGCCCCGGTTAGGGTTACTGGGCAATGACGCGGACGGCCAACTGCGGGCGAATGGCCTTGTACCCGTACAACACATCGATGCGGCAAGGAATCTTGTCGTTCGTAATGTCGTACTGGCGAGCGATGCGCATGGAAATGCCATCCATGACCTCGCGCGCGCCCCATGCGCCGAACTTCGAAACATCGATCAGATCGGCGGTGACGAAGGCGAACGCTTCCGGGTGGAAAAGAATCGACTGGTTGTAGAGCGCAGAAGCGCCGCCGCCAACCTTGACGACCGCAAGGCCGGAGGTCAGAGTACCGCTCACGTTCTGCGTGGCACCAGAGCTTACCGGAGTAGGCGAGATGGTGGCGGAGCCGGTGCCGGAGACCGCAGCGGTAAAGACGAACTGCTGGAGGTATCCCAGATTCGCCTTGGTTTCGGGATGTACCGCATAGATGCCAGAGAACGTGACAATATCGCCAGCGGTAAATGTTGCCGATCCCGCCGCCAGGGTTGCCGTAGCGCTGCCGCTGGCCAGAGTGGCAGTGTAACCGGTGGTAGCAGCAGCAGTGCCGCTCTGGAAGTTGGGAATGATGGTGTTCTCGTAGGTATTCATCCCGCTCACCTTGCCGATCTTGCCGGTGAGGTACGGTCGCGAGATGCTTTCCTGCGGGTTGAACAGTCCCTTGATACCGTCGAGGAAGCTGGGCACATGCTGGGAGGTCAGAATGCCAACGCGTTCGCCTTCGTCGGGCGCAAGGTTCTGGTTGAGCATCCGGCGACCCAGCGCAATGTCCTTGTAGGTTAGCGTGTTGGCGTTGTCGTCAATGGCGTTGTAGACGTTCAGCATCATGCTCAGCGCATCGGCTTCGATGTTCGACGCCAGAACCGACATGGCGGGCTTCAGGTAACGCTCGCTGAACTCGTCAATGGTGAGGGTGAGGTCGGCGGACGTGAAATTGGTGTCAACGCCCTTCTGCGTCGATACGGTGAGCACCTGGCTGGTTTCGGTGGTGTCCTGAACGCTGATGACCGAGCCGGTGCGAACCGTGTACTGGTTCGGCATACGAATGGTCAGCGAGGGGCCAATCTTGCCCGAAGGCGATGCGCCGCTGTTGGCAAACTGCTTGTCGTACTGCTTGTCGCAATTCTCGATAAAATTCAGATTCGCATGCAGGATGCGCAATGCTTCCCGCGTGATAATTGTCGGTGAAAGCAGGCTATTCGCCATGATTCAATCTCCTGAGAGATCGATCACCTTCGACTAGACAATTGCTGGTTGCGCTTTCGCGCCCACTCGTCCGGAGAAAGGCTCTCGTCACTCACGTCAAACGCCCTTGAACTCGCCCCATTTACAGGGGTTGGAGGCTTTGGAGCGTTGGTTTTCTTCGGCTCAGGAGTAGCGACAGCGGTCGGTTCAGCGGCGAGTTCCAATCGGATACCAGCTTCGAGAGTTGCGATGTAACGAATCGCCTGCGATGGATTCACGCGCGAAAGACGTTCCAGTTCCTTCATGGTTTTCTGGTCCATCCCGATCGTGTAAATCAACTCTGGAAGCACGTCAGAGTCAGCCATCATCTGCTTTACTGGCAGGGGAATGGTTTTGTCTCCCATGATGGCAGCCGCTGTGGGTTCGATAACCGAGTCAAACTCGGAACCGTACCGCTTGCGGGCATCCTCGACGTTTTCCTGCACCTGATTGACTTGCCTCTGCTGAACTTCGCGCTGATGCGCTTCGTGGAGAGTTTGCTCGGCTGACCACCGCCCAAGCGCCTTCACGTAATCGGAGTAGTCCGCATATTTCAGCGTTCCATCCTCTTTCGTGTCGTTCACGGTCGGCTCTGGGCTTGTTGGGGCGACCTGGGCGGCTTGCGGCGCGGGAGACGGGACCGGCGTAACGTCTGGTTTGGCCTGCTGTGCTGCCTTGAGTGCCTTGTTTTCAGCGAGCAACTTCTCGAATCGCCTGCGGGCCTTGTTGCCAATACCTTCGGGCGGCTCCTGATCGTCTTCCGGGGCCGTTTCCGGTGCTTTTTCGGGCTCCTCGCCCTCGGCTAGTGTTTCTTCTGCGGATTTCGGGTCCGCTTCTTCGGCTGATGCGAATCTGGCCGGGATTTCCCCTGTCGCACGGTACGAATTGAACTCGTGGAGCGTGGGGGACTGCCCGTTGAATGGGTCTGTTGCTTCGACGGGTGACGATGCCGCTTGCGTCTCTGTTGCCATGTTTGATTCCTCTTGAAAATTCTACCCTTGCGCCGGGTCAGCGGTTTGTTGCGGTGCTACTTGCTGCGCTTGCTGCTGCGCCGCTTCTTGTGAACTCTGTTGGCTCTGTGCCGCAGCTTGCTGTTGCTGCATTTGCTGCGCGGCCTGTTGCTGTTGAGCCTGCATTGCTACATCATGCGCCTGATCGTGGAACTGCGCCTCAAGCGCTCTACGATCGGCTTCACGGTCGGCTGCGTTCTGCGCCTTGGTGTTG